AAAGCGCGTTTAATGTTCGACTGTGCCAACAATGCTATTTCAACGGCTGTACGCTCACCAGCAACTGTGCGTTTCTCACGACTGCCAGCTAAGGGTCTTAACTGCCTGCCCCTACTTCGCTGCCATTCAGTCATGTCAGTCACATATGCACTCCAAGCTTCTCTTGAAACTTTTGTGGGTAAGTTACCAACCATTGTGCCTGACATTAGGTCAGAATCTATAAGGTTAAGCCTGGATCTATCACCATTAGCACGCTCATAAACATCATAATCTCTATGATCACGAGTGGCCAATTGACTAGCCCACAAACCTGGCACACGCCATGTAGGTAGTGGACCCAAGGGCTTAGGATAATGACCTTCACTCAATTGCAAATACTGCAACAATCCCAGCCCACCATTAGGCAAGGATACACCCATGTGGTCTAGATTTGGGAAAAAGCTCATTTTCGCACCTTGTTTAGTTGTAAACTTCGTGCCACAATGCTTACGAACCAATAGTTGATACAGGCGCCTAACATCAAGATCAACCCCCCGTTGTACGCATTTAACTAGCTGGTCTTCAAAGGCAGCAGCCCGATCCCACATACCACTCACAGCAGTGCTTGAAAAGAACTCACCGTTAATTAGGCCTATTGCTCCACGCAAAGCATAACCATACACCTCGCCTGACTTTACATCATAACATTCACGCAAGAATTCCATGTACTCACCACTCACACTAATCTTGCTAACCTGCCCTGCAAAACCCAACTCGTTAAGCAAATAGCATTGCACGTATTGTAACCACAAACTATCAGCTAGTGCTAACACATCATCCCCGTGTTCGGTGCGCAATACAGGCCATAAATGCGTTCCCGTCAGCAACATCCAAACCTTATCAGCTACCAACAGATATACGTGGTTCAGTTGAGTGTTGGTGAAACTAGTGCCACGACTACCAGTCATCAAACTACGCTCCACGAATCCACCCTGCTCATCCATTTGAGCTTCCATAAAAGTGCGCTTTATTCCTTCGGCCACAGCAAAAGCAGCATCCTTGATCAGTTGACTGTTAGAACCAGCGTAAGCACGACGCTTTCCTGTACCTGAAGTCAGCCAATCTTCCAACATACGACCAGATTCATGTGATTTGTCACGCTCGGCCAACACTTCGG